CGTTCAAGGATTGGGAGTTCGAAGGCAACTACTTCACCAGTCGCGATTGCAACGTCATCGTCTTCCGCTTCGCTGCCGACATCATTGACCCGGCGCAGTTCAACCCCATGTTCTGCGAAGGGCTTGGTTCGCGCGTGGCGTTCGAAATATGCGAACCTCTGACGCAATCGGCAGCCAAGCTCCAGGCTATCGCGTCGGAGTACAAAAACTTCATGTCCGAAGCACGCCTCGTGAACGGCATCGAGACGGGCCCGACATATCCGCCAGAAGACGACTGGGTGGCCTGTCGTGTCTAAAACCCCCATTAAAGATTTGATACGCATTCGAGAGTGGCAGTTGGCAAATCCCGAGCGTCGCAAAGCTGCATGTGCAAGGTACAATGCCACAAAAAAAGCAAAGCAAGCAGATGCGCGGTATCGCAAGACCAGGAAGCACAAGCGCATTCAGGAGCGGTACAACAATACGCTGGACGGGGCGCTTCGCAGGGCAATGAGAGACCGCCTTCGCAAAGCCCTTAAAAAGAAATATCGTTCGGGTTCTGCAATTGCCGATCTTGGATGTTCAATTGAATTTTTTAAGGGCTACATAGCCGCGCAGTTCCGAACAGGAATGTCCTGGGAAAACTGGGGCCAATGGCACCTAGACCATATTTTGCCTATTTGTGCTTTTGACTTAGCCGATAGAGAACAGTTTTTGGTTGCTTTTCATTACACAAATTATCAGCCACTTTGGGCGGCTGAGAACCTGAAGAAGGGCGGAAGGGTGTAACCAATGTCAAACGCCAGCTTCGTACAGACATCCTTCCTAGGTGGCGAGTGGAGTCCGCGATCCCAAGGCCGCATGACTGACGACAAATACAAAACGGCCATGGCGAAGTGCCTCAACGCCTTCCCAACCGAGGAAGGTGCATGGATACGCCGTCCCGGTTTCAGGTTCTTGGCCCCCACACGCGGCGGCCAGACCGCAAGGATCGCGGCGTTCGACTTCACGATTACACAGCCGTACCAGATCGAGTTCACGAACCTGAAGGCGCGGCTGTTCGCCGGTCTGTCATTGGTGACGACGCTGACCGAAGATGGCGTCGTAGACGTGTTTTCAGTGACGCCGACAAATCCTGCGAAGGTGTATTTGGAGAGCGCTGTCCCAAGCGGCTGGGCCAATGGTGACACGATCGTCTTCAATTTGACAAGTGTTCCGGCTTCTATGCCGGAGCTTTTGAACCGGCAATTCGTGATTGCCAATCTCGACACAACGGCCGCAACGTTCACGTTGAAGGACCCCTTCACAAATGCAGACATCGATGCCACGACCTATACTTACACGGCAGGGTCTACGCCAGATACGGTCGAGAAGATATTCGAGCTTACGACGGTTTATGCAACATCGGTGTTGCAAGACCTTCGTCTCGTCTCAAGCGACGAAGACGTGCTGATCCTTAACAAGGACTACAAGCCATATCTGCTGGTGGAGGGCTCCCCGTGGACGCTGGCAATGCAGAATTTTGTAGATGGTCCATACTTTGACATCAACGACACGGACACGACGCTGGTGTGCAGCGCCGAAAGCGGATCGGTGACAGTAACCGCAACAACTGACGTCGGTATCAACGACGGAGTTGGCTTCAAGTCCACTGACGTTGGACGCCTCATTCGCATTGAAAACATTCCGGCTGATTGGTCAACTGGCGTGACCTATGCGAAAGATAAAACTGTTACGGGATCGGACGACAACATTTATAATTCTGTTGCGGGCGCCAACGTCGGACACGATCCGACGACGGACGACGGTTCCCACTGGGAGGTTACGACCAACACGCTGCAATGGGTGTGGTTGATAATCACGGCGGTTCCCAATCATCTTCAGGTGACGGCAACAATCCAGAAGCCAGCGAATGGCAGCACGGATGAAACCGTATATGCACCAACCGTTCCAACCAAAAACTGGAGGCTTGGTCTTTACAGCAATTCCACAGGGTGGCCCACTGCCGGCGTCTATCATGAGGGGCGCCTGTGGTTGGTGTCTTCTGCGTTTGGTAATCGCGTTGATGGCAGTGTTTCGAACGACCACTTCAATTTCTCGCCGACAGACATAAACGGAAGTGTTGCGGCGAGCAATGCGGTTTCGGCTGTGGCGAACGCCAAGGACGTGAACTATTTCTTCTGGCTGATCTCCACGGAAGATGGTCTGATCCTCGGATCGCAGGCCGGCGAGTGGCGCATCCGCGCATCGTCGTTGGACGATCCGATCTCGCCGACTAGTATTCAGATGCGCCGCGTGTCGAATTGGGGCTGTGCCAATACCGAGCCGGTGCAGGCAAGCCTCAACGTCTTCGTGCAGCGTCAGCGGCGCAAGCTGCTCGCCCATAAGCAACTGAGCGACCAGAAATACGCGGCCGAGAACTTGTCCCACTTGGCAGACCACTTGATCTCGGATGGCGTCGAGCAGATCGTATGGCAGCAAGAACCATCGCTGACGTTGTGGAGCCTGCTGACCGGAGGCAACATATCTGGAATGGTGTTCCAGAAAGACTTCGACAAATCGAACGACAGCTTCAACGCGTTCTTCGGAGTTGAGTTTGGAGATGGCCGCACCGTCGAGAGCATCTCTGCCGGCCCAACCTACGATGGCCTTAGCACGACGACTTATGTTGTGTCGAACCAGACGGACAGCGCACAGCCCGACTACAACATCCGATGGGTGCAGTGCATGATGCCGGCGTTCGACAGTTCGTCTGCCGATTGGGAAGCATATCTTACGGATGGCGGAGCAAATCCGTCCTATATGCAGCGCATGTCTGTCGCCAATGGGGACAGCTTCGATGGCATCCGTATATTCGGCTTGTGGAACCTTAACGGGAGAACTATTACTCCGGTTGTTGGCGGCCTTGATCTTGGCGATCGTGCAGTGACAAACGGCTACTGCGACGTTGCTTTTCTCAGCGACCCAGACAGGAGGTTCACACTTGCATTCTTCATTGCCCTGAGCGATGGTACCGATTACGGCGTTTTCGAAGCACAGACAGGATATGTCGTGCGTACAGGCGGGGCCGATCCGTCTGTTGCCGGAAACAAAATGCTGGCCTATGTTGGAGATGACGACGTAGTAGTTGGTTCTGACGACGGCATGTTTCATATTGATCCGACAAACAATCGCTGCATTGCAATTCAGCAGGGGTCTGGAACCAACAACGGGGCACGGGTGTTCAACGCTTCTACGGGTGTTGAACTTGTTCAGGCTGCACCGGCAACAACTTTCCCTGTGCTGACTGGCGGTGCATGGGACGAAAAAATAGTATACCCGTATGGAACATATGTTATATATTCTGGAACCCTTTATCAAAAAATATCCAATGGAGCAGAAGACGACACTTATCTTGAACCAGACACAAATCCGCATAGGTGGCATAGCATTGGGGCAACTCCGGTACAGCCGGACTGGACAATTTGCAACCTAAGCTTTCTTCACAGCAACGGCTATATGTATGCGCAACTAACAAATGAGTTGTTCGACACGCTGTACAAAATAAACGCCACAACACTTGTCGTTAGCAAGGTTGTCGGGTGTCACGATCCCTACGGTTCAACAAACAGAAGCGGTATTCATTACGATGGCGAAATAACTTTGTCAAAAGCGTGGACAGGTTATGCAGAAATTACTGGTGCAGGTAAAACCTGTCTTGTGTATTGCGGGCTTTGGGCGGCAACCCATTGGAACGAAGTTGTTTGCGTTAATGCCGATAGTCTGGAGTTTTATGTAAGCAGCTACGCTGGAGATCTTCATCAAACCGCTTTGCTTGACGAACCTGCTGGGACTGTTTGTTCTGCAAAAACTACAGATAACACAATTTTCTTGGCTGGAAAACCCTACGCCTTTAGCGTTGGTGGAGATCAAACAGTTGGTCTTTATCGGGCGCACATGCGCAAAACATATTTGTCGGTGTCTAGTATCAAAAAGGTTTTGCCGGCCGACATCGACGCAACGTGGACGGCATGGACGAGCGTTTATGGGCCAATCTATGATAAGTCAGATGGCAACATAATCATGCTGTATAGCAACTCTACAGTTGGTCAGGGGTTTCGCGTCTATGTTGTGAAACATAATGCATCCACTGGTGCAATTGTGTGGAGCACCTATTGGACTGGTCAGGGCGAGTATAATGTTACCGACCAATCTGCGGCCGTTATGGACGTGAATGGCAAACTTGTGTTGCTGTCTTCAGAAACGGCCGTTCATCAAATAGAAATTGTTGACACCACAACGGGAGCACACACAACACAAGCCATAAACGGAAACATTTCCAAAACAAATTTTCCAAAATATTGGGACCCGACAACAAGTTCAATTACGTTCTTCGGTAGCTACAGTCCGGTTGGAAGCGGTCCTGCGGTTATGTGCATCGGGGACTATCTTCCGGCGCACAGCGACACTCTTTCTGACCAATGGGCTCGTTTTTATACGGGGCTCCAATTGTCTCCGGTCACAACGACCACGACCTACAGCGTTCCAATCTCAATTGGCGCTACCTACACCAGTCAAGGCCAGTTGTTGCGGCCAGATTTTGGTCCCGACGCCGGGGCCCAGAACGGCCCGGCCTTCGGCAAATTGCGCCGGCTGCACAAATGGGCGTGCTCTTTCTGGAAGTCGCGCGGGGTCAGCATCGGTACAGATTTGGATGGCAAGCTCTATCCGATCGTTTGGAGAACGCCTGGAAAATCTGTGATTTCTGCGCCCACCTTGTATTCCGGCATCATCTCGGATACCATCCAAAGCGACGACGGGTTCGATGCGCAGATCGCATGGGAAGTGACGAGGCCATACCCTGTGACGATCCTGGCAATGGGCGGCTACATTTCGAGTGCAGATAAATGATCAACAATTCACAAAAAAAAGTGGAAGCTGTTGTTTTTGAGCTTCGTCGTCTGAGGGACAAGTGATATGTCAGACCTGTTTGACAATGCTGATTATTTCGGTTCCGCAAACAGCCTGCTGGGCGGCATCAGCAAATTTATGTCTGGACAGGCATCTGCTTCTGGGTCGAAACAAGCTGCGGCATATTACGGTCAGGCTGCTCAATATTCGCAGGTTGAAACAGCCATCAAACAGCAACAGGCGGATCGCCAGATTTATCAGGTGATCGGCGGAGCAAAGGCGGCGGCTGGTGCATCTGGTCTTGCCAACAGCGGAGGCGTGGCCGACATCATTCGCGACAGCGCCACACAGGGCGCACTGTCGAAGCGTCTGATTGAAACGCAGGGCGACATCAACTATACCAGTTACAAGTCTCAACAGGCGAGTGCATCGGCAGCAGCAAGTTCTTCAAGCACTGGCGGCATTCTTGGGGCAATAACAGGAGTTGTCAGCGGCATTGCTTCATTGTTTTCTGATGACAAGCTCAAAACCGACATTGAACTTGTGCGCCGTCGTGCCGATGGTCTGGGCATTTATCGCTTCCGCTTTGGCGGACAGGGTCCTTTGTTTGAAGGCGTGCTTGCCAGCGAGGTTGAGGCACTCTACCCAGATGCAGTTCAGCGCGACGAATTTGGAACACGCAAAATCTTCTATGACAAGATCGGCGTTGAGTTCAGGGAGATTTCCTAATGCCACGCATACCTCAATATGTGAACCAGCAAAACATTGATCCGTCTCCGCTTGTGTATGCCGGACAGGCTGCGGCGCGATCTGGGGAAGAACAGGCATCTGATATTAGACAGTCCTTCGCTGCCGGTCAGGACGCCATCAAGACAGTCGAGCAACATGTTGCCCAAAATGAGACGGGGAAACTTTCTGCCGACTTTGCTACGGCACAGGCCGAGCTAACGGCCCAATGGAACGAGACGGCGCGCAAAGCTGATCCCAACGACCACGAAGTTTCCAGCAGGTTCATAAACGATGTTGTGAAGCCGCGCCTAGCAAAAATGGGAGAGAACCTTTATACGTCCCAGGCGCAGGATATGTTCCAGAAGGCTAGCGCCGGCCTTCAGGCGGACATGTTTCAGAAGTCAACAGCGGACCAAGCGACGCTCGCCGGCAACGCTGCGATCGTGAACCTCGATACGGTCATGAACCAGTTGTCGCAAACGGCCCGCATTGACCCGTCGAGCTTCAAGAGCGCGCTCGCGATGGCAAACCTATCGACGGAAGGGCTTGTGCAAGCCTACGGTCTGCCGCGCGACAAGGCGCTCCAGATGGGCATGACTGTGCGCAGCGAGATCGCCAAATCGGCGTTCTTTGGCATGGCGGACAAAAACCCAACCGCAGCTTTGGCCGCCCTCAATAGCGGACAGTTCGCCGAGTACTTCGACGGTACGACGGCCAAGTCCATGCAGAGTTATGCCGAGGAGCAGCAGCACGCCGGTATCGCCGAGGCGCGGGCGGCAGAAGCTGAACAGAAGCGGCAGCAGAAGGAAGCCTACGACACCAACATGGCGAAGCTCCAAGTCTCGACGGTAAACGCACAGACTGGTCTTCCTCAAATTCCGCCGGGCTATTTTAAGAAGCTTGCCAGCGTTGGAATGATGCCGCAGGCGGAAGCAAGTTCGATCCGCGCGATGCAGGAATGGGGTCGTACGGTGATCGAGGATCAGGCAAAGGGTACGCCGGTCTTCACCGATGCCAACACCTATGAGAGTTTTGCGCAGCGTATGATGCTGCCGCCCGGCGATCCGAATGCGCTTGAAGCTCGCGACATCTATGCGGCGCGCACAGCACATATTCTCAGCGACAAGGATACCAATTTTTTCCTTGAAGCACAGAAGCGGCTTAATTCCGATCCTGGCAAGCGCGAAGCCGAACGGCAGTTCAACTTCTTTCTGTCAACGCAGAAGGGCGCCTTCACGGGCTCCAACCAATTCACCGGTTTCCGCGATCCGAAGGGCGATGCCAAGTACTATCAGTTCGCCACGGCTGCAAGGGATCAATTTGAAGCTGCCTATGCGCAGGGTGGTGATCAGTGGAAAAAGGTGCTACAACCGGGCGACCCAAACTTCGTGGGCAAGATGGCGCCACAATACCTTCACGATCAAAAAGGCGGTCAGACAAACACCGATCTGTACGGCACAACGCAAGGCGGCTATCGCTTCACCGGGCACACGGCGGCTGAGTGGAAAGACAAGAACAAGTGGCAGAAAGTAGGGCAGTAATGGCAAATCCTTGGGAAACTTCGCCTCCGCAAACGCAACCAGACCACGCCGTTGAACCATGGAATACTCCTGCGCCGCAAGCCGAACAGGCTCCTAACACGGCGGCGATCGACACGTTCCTGAAGGCGCAGCCCGCAGTGCGCGAAGCGCAAAGTCCTATTGACGCGCTCAAGGCTGGGCTTCAGATGTCAGCGACTGGTTTGTCGCTCAACCGCCCTAGCATTGAGTTGCCTGAGAACGCCAGCTTCATGAACAAGCTGTTGTACGGCGTTGGGCAGGGTCTTGGCGATACGCCGCAAGGTTTGGTAGGTGGCTTCCTTGGGGCTGCTGGCGGCGGCGCAGCTACAGCCGAGACTGGCGGCTGGGGAGCGGTCCCCGGCGGCGGCGCCGGCTTCATGGGGGCACCTGAAGCTGTTCGTCAGCTTATGCTTGATCACTACCAGGACAACACCCATCGCACATGGAACGAGTTCTTTCACCAGTTTGCGCAGAGAACATGGGAAGTTGGCAAGGCAAGCACCATTGGTGCCGTGCTGCCAGCAGTTGGCAAAGCCGGCGGCGCTGTTGCGTCCGATATCACCAAGTCTGCCTTTGCAAAAACAACTGCTACGGTTGGCGCCTACGGTGTTGGTGCCACAAGTCTTAGTGCCGCCATGAACGGGCAGATGCCGAACGCGGAAGACTTTGCGCTTGGCGTTACACAGGCAATTGGTTTCCACGCCGCCGGCAGTTATGTCGGCAATAGGTTCGTGCTGTCCAAAGCCGGAGAGCAAATACAATCCAACATGCATGACATCTATGTTCGCACCGGCATCCCGCCATGGAAGCAAGCGGAGATGGCAAAGCGTGATCCGAAGTTCATGGCAGAGATCACAGCCAGTGATGTCAACGGCAATCCGGTAGCAACGAAGTTCAACCAATCGCGCGTGCCGGACCCGGAACCGTTCGTGCCCTATACGCCTGCGAAGCCGTCTGAAGTTCCGCCGACGCCGCACAACCTGACGGAGACGGGCAATCGTTTCGAATTTAATTTTGGCGAAAACAACCGCGGCTTCATCGCGGGCAAAATGTTGGAAGATGGTTATCAAGTAAAGTCTGCAAGCAACCCCAACTGGCAAACGGTACGCGGGCAGGGTGCACAGGCATATAGCGAACTTGCGGATCATCTACTGGCGCAGGGCAAGGTTCTTTATAGTGACAGCCAAGTGACGGCCCCGGCAGCGCGCGTCTATGATCGTCTTGCAAAGATGGGCTATACCGTCGAACGCAATCCGCGCGCTGACAACGACATGGAGGGAACGCACTTCTCCCCGATCGGCGATACAAATGATTGGGTATACAAGGTCACGGCTGGGCCCCACACGTCGCCGTGGAAGACCAATGCCTTCAAGGTGCAGGAAGGTCACGACCAGCAGGTGCAAGACATTCACAGCGATGCCTATCAGGCCCAGCACATTGAAAGCCTGTTGCAGCGGATCAATGTGTTCGGGGAACGCAGCGACGCTGCCGCCGCTGCACAGAACCGGGCCGGAGCCCACGTCACCGCCGACACCGTTACATCGCCGGCTGGAGCGGTTGGCCGCTACCAGATCATGCCCGGTACGGCGCGGCAGTTTGGGTTTGATCCTCAAAGGCTGAAGGAGCCCGAGTACAACGAACGTGTTGCTCGCGCGGTGCTTGCCCATTTGCACACTGAGTTCCATGGCGACGAGGCGGCCATCCTTGCCGCTTATAATGCCGGGCCGGGTGTGGCGCAGCGCTATGTCAACGCCGGGCACAATCCCGACGTGCTTCCGCTGGAGACGCAACGCTACCTTGAGCGCTCCGGTATCGAGCAGGTTGCCGGGGCAGATCAAAAGCCGCGGCCGAAGATCGAGTATCCCGACGTTGAGCAATCAGTCGGCTGGCGCGCCGATGCCGAAGGCAATCTTGTTCCCAACGAGGACGTGATTGCCAGCTACATGGGCAAGATCGGTAAGGACCTTG